CCAGATCACCCGGATCTCCGAGCGCCGGGCGCCGGGACCCGACGACGATCCGCGCGGGCGCTTCGAGCGCGCGACGCAGCTCGAGGCCATGCACGCCGAGGGCCATCCGATGACGGCCGAGCAGTCTCTCTGGCTCGCCGACTACCAGCAATCCGCCGAGTACCGGGGGTTCGCGCGCATGCGCCGTGCCTTCGGACAAGAAGAATAAAGAGAAGAGGAGCAGAGCATGACACCGTCCATCGCGCCCCTGCGCAACGTCGCAGCCCTCGTCGGTCTCGTCGATCGTGTGCAGACCCGCGCCTTCGGTCTGCCGGGGATGGCGACCTTCTACGGCCCGTCAGGGTGGGGGAAGACCACCGCCGTCACCTTCGCAGGCAACGAGTTCCAAGCTCACGTCGTGCAGGTCAAGTCGATCTGGACCCCCACCTATTTCGCCCAGGCTGTGATGCGCGAGATCGGTGCGCCCGCCGTGCGCGGCGTGCCGGCCATGGTCGATGCCATCGGCGCGCAGCTCGCGCGGACCGACCGGCCCCTGATCATCGACGATGCCCAGTACCTGCTGCAGCGGCGCATGATCGAGCTCGCCCGCGACATCTACGAGAGCAGCCAGGCGCCGGTGATCCTCGTGGGCGAGGAAAAGCTGCCGCAGGACCTGACGCGCTGGGAGAACATCCATAACCGCCAGCTCGCCTGGGAGCCGGCGTTGCCCTGCGACCTGTCGGACGCCGAGCAGCTGGTCGAGATCTACTGCCGTGGCGTGAGCGTCGAGCGTGATCTCCTCGCGGCCATCGTGGAGGCGTCGGGCGGCTCGATCCGCCGGGTCTCGACGAACCTCGCGCGGGTGCAGGAGCTGGCGCGCACGGCGGGGCGCCGTTCGGCCGATCTCGCGTTCTGGGGCGACAGGGCCTTCCAGACCGGTCAGCCGCCCGAGCTGCGCCGTGTCGACAACTTCCGGCCGACCACCACCACGACCCGCGGAAAGGCGAAACGCGCATGACCCAGGAGTTTCGTTCGGACATGGAAAAGAGCGCGTGGGAGATCGTGAAGGATCTCACCGAGATGCATTGGTCGGATCTCGCGGCCAAGGGCATCGCGCATTCCTCGGCTCATACCTTCATGCAGCGCTGGGAGCGGGCAGGGCGCATCCGCATGCACCGCCGCGACGAGCAGAACCGCAAACTCTACGTGCCGACCGATCGAGATGTTCCGGTGCTGCGTTCGTCCCCGGTGGCGGACCAGGTGCCGACGCAGGAGGGCAACATGTGGCGGGCGATCCGCCGCCTCGGGCACTTCTCCCCCACCGATGTTGCCGCGCACTCGAACGCCGGCGGCGTCGAGGTGACCGTTGACAAGGCGCGAAGCTACTGCCGCCAGCTGATGGGGGCGGGGTATCTCAAGGTCCGGGTCACCGCGATCCCGGGGCGCCGCGAGGCGCGCTACCAGCTGATCCGCGACAGCGGACCGCTGCCGCCGCGTCCGGCGCGGGTTCGCGGGGTGCTCGACCCGAACGACAACAGCTTCATGCCGGCATTCGGGGAACTCAACCGATGAGCGCCGTCTCCACCGCGCGGGATGCCTGGGGCGCCGATGTGCCCGACTGGATCATCGCCCTGGCGAAAGAGTGCGACCGGACCTCCCAGAACCAGACGGCCAAGCGGATCGGGCGCAGCGCCTCCTTCGTCAGCACCCTGCTGCGCAGGCGTTACTCGGCAGGGCTGGAAGGGGCCGAGGAAGTCGTTCGTGGCGCCCTGATGTCCGAGAGCATCGTCTGCCCCGTGCTTGGCGCCATCGGCCGGCACGTCTGCCTCAAGTGGCGGCGCCGGGCCGGGAGCTTCGAGAACGTCAACGCGCAGCACGTCATGATGTACCGCGCCTGCAATCGGTGTCCGCGCTGCACCGGAGGCGACGATGGCTGATCCGTTGCACCTGATCGATCCAGCCAGCCGCAAGGCTGCCTCGCATGAACACCGCCAGACCATAACGAAAGGAGGTTCGGCATGACCGACCAGCTCAGGAACACCGGGATCATCGACGTCGGCGGTGAGCCCCACATGCGGGACGGCAAGGGGCGGCTGCAGCCGCTCTCGACGGTGCGCCCGCAGGACGTGCTGCAGGACGAGATGGTGCGCAAGATGATGAGTTTTGCGGATGATCTCTCGGCGCAGGTGGCACGCTTCAAGGGACATTGCTTTGACGATGTCGGCGACTTCCTCGCCTTGCTGTCGCAGGACTACGGCGAGAGCCGTGGTGGCCAGAAGGGTAACATGACATTTCTCAGCTACGACGGCTGCCAGAAGGTCACGGTGCAGGTGGCCGATCACATCGACTTCGGGCCCGAGCTGCAGATCGCCAAGGGGCTGATCGACGAGTGCCTCACCGACTGGGCCTCCGACGCGCGGCCCGAGCTGCGCACAATCGTCGAGCGCGCCTTCAACACCGACAAGGAAGGGCAGATCAACCGCGCCGAGCTGTTCTCGCTCCGCCGCCTGAACTTCGACGACGAGCGCTGGGTGCGGGCGATGAAGGCGATCGAGGATGCGATCCGGGTGGTGGGCTCGAAGACCTACATGCGCTTCTATCGCCGCGACACCGCCCAGGCGGCGTGGCACGCGATCACCATCGACATGGCGAAGGCCTGATCCCGCCATGGCCGCGTCGATCCGCCTTATCCATGTCGCCTGCCGCGATCTCGGCATCGACCAGGACACCCGCCGGGCGCTGCAGGAGCGCCTGACGGGCAAGGCGTCCCTGCGCGACATGAGCCAGCCCGAGCTGGAGCTGGTGCTGGGCGCGCTGAAGGATCAGGGCTTTCGGCCCAGGGGCGGGCGCCGCCCGGCGGCCCCACGCGCGGACCTGCGTCTCATCCACGTTCTCTGGGCCGAGCTCGGCAAGGCGGGCGAGCTAGACAAACCCGGGCGCGACGGGCTCAACGCCTTCATCCGGCGCCGCTTCGGGCAGAGCTGGTCCTTCGTCCCGGCGGACGTGGACATGCTGCGGGACTGGAAACGGATTGACGACGTGATCCAGGCGCTGAAGGCCTGGGCCGATCGCGCCGGGATCATCCTGGACTGGGAGGGGAAGGGGTGAGCCTTCCTCGTCCTCCTGCCCATGTCACGCCCTACGTCGATGCGCTCGGTCATGATCTGGCCGTCGAGTTCCTGCTGCGCTTCGGCGGGTCGCGGCTCTACTGGGCGCAGGATCCCAAGGGGCGCAGTGAGGCCGAGGCCCTCGTGGGCGCCGAGAAGCTGCGCGCGCTCAGTGCCTTCCGGCCGCGGGAAGTGACCCGTGTGCCGACCGCCCGGCCATGGCTTGCCCATGCGCTCAAACGCAGGGGCTTGCCTGTAAACCAGATCGCCCGCATGCTGCACGTGTCCGACGTGGCGGTCTCGAAGTACCTCCGACAGCCGCCGGACAATTCCTCCGCGCCCGCGCCAAGGCGCGACAGCGACGACCGCCAGCTCTCCCTCTTCTGACCTCCTCGCCAACTTGTTGTGCATGATCGCAGCGGGATGCCTTCGGCATTCTGACCCGGACATCGCGGGCTCATCCGCCCGCCCATTCTCCGTCCGGGGGCATCATGAAGATCATCAACCACAAGGTCGAAGGCCTCGCCTTCCAGCAGGCTCACCACGTCGGCGGTGAGATCACCCCGTCCATCGTGATCCTGCATGACACCGCCGGCCGGCTCGAGGCGGGCAACTCGGCGGCCTATCTCGCTTCCAACAACACCGGCAAGGTCAGCGTGCATTTCGTGGTCGAGCGCGATGGCTCGATCACGCAGCTGGTGCCGACGAACCGCCGCGCCAACCACGCGGGCCAGTCGAACTTCCAGGGCCGCGAATGGTGCAACGGCTTTTCCATCGGCATCGAGATCGTCAATCCGGGCAAGATGACCGGCACCGCCTATTCGGCACGGGCGTGGTGGGGCGAAGTGTTCAGCGACGGCTCGGGCGCCGAACTCGAGGAGATCGAGACGCCTGAGCACGGGGAGGGCGTCTGGATGGCCTACACCGAAGCGCAGATCGATGCGCTGGTGGCGCTGCTCGAGGTGCTCTTCCGCGACATCCCCACGCTCACCGACATCACCACCCACTGGTACGTAAGCCCTGGCCGCAAGGTCGACACCAACCCGCTGTTCCCGCTCGAGCATATCCGGGCGAGGATCCTCGGCCGTGACGACCCGGCAGATGTGGCGGCAGAGGCAGGCTCGGCGCCGCCGGTGATCAACGACATGCTGGTGCAGATCGAGGTGGGCAACGACACGCTCAACCTCCGCCGCTGGCCGTCGTTCAATCCCAACGTCATCGCCGCCATCCCCGACGGGGTGGTGCTGCCGGTGCAGCGCTCCGGAACCTTTGCGGGCCGGGACTGGCACCGCGTGGCCTACGGCGGCCACGAGGGCTGGATCGTTGCCCGCTACGCCGCGCCCATCGTGCAATCCGACAGCTGAGAGGTCCCGATGAACACCCTGTTGAACGAGCTTTACACGGCGGTGACACCGGTCCTGCTGCAGGCGCTGAGCGCCATCCTGACGGCCTTTCTGCTCTGGGTGGCGAACACTGCCCGGGTGCGCTGGGGGATCGAGATCGAAGCACGCCACCGCGACGCGCTGCATTCGGCGATCATGTCGGGGCTGCGCGCAGCACTCCTGCGGGGGCTCACGGGGCAGGCGCTGGTCACGGCCACGCTCGACCATGTCCGCGCGAGCACGCCCCAGGCCATAGGCGCGCTGAAGCCGGGGCCGGGCGTTCTCGAGAACATCGTCGAGGGAAAGCTGCGCGAGGTGCTGCCGCTCGGGGCGCCGACGTGACCATCGACCTGATCATCCTGAACCAGATCGTCGGCGTGCTGGGCTTCTGCCTGGCCGTCGTGTCGATGGTCTTCACCTTCTTTGCCACCCGCTCGAAAGCCACCGACGAGCGCTTCAAGGCCGGCTCCGATCGCATGGACCGGCACGAGCTGCGGATCCAGACGCTGGAGCAGACGGTGCAGGCGCTGCCGGGGCGCGAGGACATCCACAAGATCGAGATCCACGTCGAGCGCATGGCGGGCGAGATGGGCCGGATCAGCGCGGTGATGGAAGCGCAGACCAAGCTCATGGAGCGGCTCGAGCGCATCGTCACACGTCATGAAGAACACCTGCTGAAGGGGAGCAAGTGATGAGCTACGCCGAGGAACTGCGCGAACACGCCCGCATCGCGATCCTGCGCCTGCTGGACGATGCACCGCGCTACACCTCCAACGTCTCGATGATGACAGACCTGCTGCGCGCCTACGGCATCGGCTACACCCGCGACCAGGTCACCGGCGAGGTGCACTGGCTGCGCGAGCAGGGGCTGGTGACCACCGAGGACCACGTGGGCTTCCTCGTGGTCACCGCCACGGTCCGCGGTCTCGAAGTCGCCCAGGGCGTGGTCACCTATCCGGGCGTCCAGCGCCCGCGGCCGCGAGGCTGACATGCCGCCCCCCAAGAAGCTGGACCTGATCCCGGAGGAGCTGCGCCGCTGGCTCGCCGAGGAACTGCGCGACCGCGGTTTCTCCGACATTGTCTCGGTCACCGATGCGCTGAATGGCCGGATTGCCGCCGAAGGGCTCGAGATCCGCGTTGGGAAGTCGGCGGTGGGCGACTTCTCCAAGGCGCTGAAGGATCAGCGCGAGGCCTTCGCGCTGGCCGACCAGCTGCTATCGGATCTCGACATCGAGCGGGAGGGCGAGCTGCACCGGGTGCTCATGCAGATGATCGCGACCTCGGCCGTGCACATGATCGATCATGTCCGCAAGGAAGACGGGCACCTCGAGCCGAAGGACCTCATGAGCCTCGGGCGCATGCTCAAGGATCTCATGGCCAGCTCCGGCATGCGGGAGAAGCTGCTGTCCGACGAACGTGAGCGCGTCGCTCGCGAGGCCCGGGAGACGCAGCAGGCGGAGCTGACCGACAAGCTCGAGCAGGGGGTGGCGCGGGGCACGATCAATGGCGATGCCGCGCGGGCCGCCCGCGAGATCATGGGCTTTGCCTGATGGCCGAGCCGGTTGTCACCTTCCTTCCGTACCAGAAGCGCTGGCTGCAGGATGCCAGCCGCTTCAAGATCGGCATGTTCACGCGACGTGGTGGCAAGACCTTCGGCGCCTGCGGCGAGATTGCAGACGATTGCTTCCAGGCCGAGATCGCCGGGCGCAAGACGCGCTGGACGATCCTGTCGCGCTCCGAGGCCACCGCGAAGGAGGCGATGGAGGATGCGCTGAAGCCCATCGTCCGCGGGTTCTTTGCTGCCTACAATCGGCTCGCCACCATCTTTCCACCGGAGTTCGAGGAGGGTGAGTTCTATGCGCCCGAGTTGGATGCCACATATAAGACCCACGAGGTGCGCTTTCCCGGCGGCTCGCGCATCACGGCGCTGTCGGCCTCGCCCGATGCGGCGCGGGGCTTCGGCGGGAACCTCCTGCTCGACGAGTTTGCATTCCACCGCGACAGCCGGCGGATCTGGGGATCGGCCTTCCCGGTGGCCGCGCGCGGTGGTCACAAGATCCGCGTGATCTCGACGCCGAACGGCAAGGGGAACAAGTTCTTCGAGCTGATGACCGCGGAGGACAATGGCTGGTCACGACACCATGTCGATATCTACGAAGCCGTCGCCCAGGGCCTCGAGGTCGACATCGACGAACTCCGCGCGGGCATGGCGGATGAGGATGCTTGGGCGCAGGAGTTCGAGCTGCAATGGCTCGATGCGGCCTCGAGCTGGCTCGACTACGACCTGATTGCCTCCTGCGAGGAGATGCTGGCGGGGGACCCGGCGCGCTACAGCGGCAAGCATGTTTACGTCGGCGTCGATATCGCCGCCCGCAACGACCTCTTCGTGATCTGGGTGCTCGAAGATCTTGGCGAGCGTCTGGTCACGCGCGAGGTCATTGCCGAGAAGCGGATCTCGTTTGCCGAGCAGGACGCGCTGCTCGCCTCGGTGTTCGATCGTTTCAACGTCATCCGCGTGGCGATCGACCAGACCGGCATGGGCGAGAAACCCGTCGAGGACGCGACCCGGCGCTACGGCAGCTCGCGGGTCGATGGAGTGCTCTTCACCGCATCCCGCAAGCTCGAGCTGGCGACGGTGCTCAAGGAGCGGATGCAGGACCGGCGTCTGGCCATCCCCGGTGGCGACCCGGTGCTCCGGGCGGACCTCCACGCGATCCGGTCGCGGGTCGGACCGACCGGCATTCGGCGCCTCGTGGCCGAGGGCGACACCGATGGTCACGCGGACCGCTTCTGGGCGCTCGCGCTTGCGGCCGGCGCCGCCGAGGCAGCACCCGTCGAATACGCCTACCGACCCGTCGTTCGCAGCGCCCATCAGGTGACCGAGGGGCCCGACGAAGATGAGGCAGATCGTGGATGGTGGCGGCCGCCGTTGGGCGCCGGACTGAGAGGAGGGATCTGATGGCGCAGCTTGTCGATCAATGGGGCCGCCCGGTGAAGCGCGCGGAGCTGAAACGCGAACTCGCCGCGCCGACCGTGGGCGGCGTGCGCTCGCCGATCACCGGCTATCCGGGCGACGGCCTCACGCCCGACCGGCTCGCCATCATCCTGAGGGAGGCCGATCAAGGCGATCCGATCCGCTACCTCGAGCTCGCCGAGACGATCGAGGAGCGGGACCTGCACTATGCCGGCGTGCTCGGCACCCGGAAGCGCTCGGTCAGCCAGATCGAGATCACCGTCCAGGAGGGCGGGGAGAGCCAGCACGATCTCGAGATGGCGAAGATGGTCCGGGACTGGCTCGACCGCGACGAGTTGAGCGACGAGACCTTCGACATCCTCGACGCCATGGGCAAGGGTTACAGCTTCACCGAGATCGTCTGGGATACGTCATCGCTGCAGTGGCAGCCGGTGCGGCTGGAATACCGCGATCCCCGCTGGTTCCGCTTTCAGCGCCACGACTTGGCGACGCCGATGATGCTGGACGACAGCGGGCAGGAGATCGCGCTGCCCGCTTACAAGTTCATCTACGCCCGGATCAAGGCGAAGAGCGGGCTGGCCCTGCGCTCGGGGTTGGCGCGGCTCGCGACCTGGAACTGGATGTTCAAGGCCTACACCCAGCGCGACTGGGCGATATTCACGCAGACCTACGGCCAGCCGATCCGGGTGGGCAAGTACGGGCCCGGCGCCGATCAGAAGGACCAGGACACGCTCTTCCGTGCCGTCGCCAACATCGGTGGGGACTGCGCCGCCATCATCCCCGACAGCATGATGATCGAGTTCATCGAGGCGAAGAGCATCGGCTCGTCGACCGATCACTACGAGCGGCGCTCGGACTGGCTCGACAAGCAGATGTCGAAGGCGGTGCTCGGGCAGACCGCCACGACGGATGCCGAGACCGGCGGCCTCGGATCGGGCAAGGAGCACCGGGAGGTGCAGCAGGATATCGAGGCGGCGGACTGCAAGGCGCTGGCCGCGATCCTGAACCGCGACCTGGTGCGGCCGTGGATCGATCTGGAGTTCGGCCCGCAGGTCGCCTATCCTCGCATCGTCATCAAGCGGCAGGAGCCGGAGGACCTGAAAGCCTTCTCCGATGCCATCGGCCCGATGATCGACCGCGGCCTCCGGGTTGCCACCTCGGACGTGCTCGACAAGTTCGGCCTTCCCGAGGCCGCCCAGGGTGCCGAAATTCTCCGTCCTCAGGGCCAATCCGCCCCGTCAGCGCAGTCGCAAGCGCCGGGTGAGGGCGCAATGCCCCCTGAGAGCGCCGTTAAATACCCATTGAATACCCATCCCGCTCCCGCGCGAGGCGTTGCCGCCCTCCAGACAGAAGCCCCCTCAGCGGGCCGCTCTGAGCCCTTCGCCCAGGCGGTCGATCGGCTGGCCAAGGAGGCCGCCCCGGAGATCGAGGCGATGCTCGAGCAGATCGAGGTGATGCTGCAGTCCGCAGGCTCGCTCGAAGAGGCGCGCGAGATGCTGCTGAGCGCCTGGCCGGATCTGGCATCGGATGGCCTCGCCGCTGTCATGGCCGAGGCCTTCCTCGCGGCCCACGCAGGTGGCCGTGCGCTGATCGAGGAAGACGGGCAGCGCGCAGATGGCTGACCTGGCGGCCGTCTTCCGCAGGCCGTTCCGGCAGCAGGTCGCGGCCTTCCGGCTGCGCCTGCGCAATCTGGTGCCGACCTCGCGCTGGGACGATCTGCGTAAGGATCAGCATGACCGGGCCTTCGTCGTCGCCGGCGCCACGAAGGCGGACCTGTTGGCGGATCTGGCCGCGTCGGTCGACAAGGCGATTTCGGAGGGCACTTCGCTCGAGGAGTTTCGTCGCGACTTCCGGGCGACGGTCGAGCGGCATGGCTGGCATGGCTGGACGGGCGAGGGCAGGGCGGCCGGCGAGGCCTGGCGCACCCGCGTCATCTACCGCACCAACATGCGGACCAGCTACATGGCGGGCCGCTTCGCCCAGCTCACCGAGGGCAATTTCCGGTTCTGGGTCTACTT